GGACGGGTAGGTCAGGAACTCGCCGCCGATGGTCACCTTGTGCTTGACGAAGGTGATCGACTGGCCCCCAGGACCGTCGGCTGAGTTGTTCTGCTGGTCGAACTCCGGGGTCTTGTAGTTGACCGTAACCTTGGCCCCGGTCGGGTAGTAGTTCGGGTTGTCGAACAGCCCCTGCGGGTAGTTCGGATCGAACGGCTCGATGGAGACGTTGTCGGCCACCAGCCAATACTTACCTGGGAAGCTCGCCGCCTTCGGAATGACGATGTGGGTGCCGGAGACGTAGGCGGAGGGGAACACCTCCGCCACGAAGGCGTTGATGTCGCTCCACGCGATGCGAAACTTCTGGACGGCGGTGCCGCCCTTGCGCGACCAAGTCAGCGTGGGGCTGCCGTCCAGTTCCTCTTTAGCGACCGCCATCTCCGCCCTCCTCGATTGCGTCCCGTGGGGGAGGGGAAGGAGTGAAACCGTTTACCCGGCCACAGCCGGTCGCGGCTCCCTGACCCCTCTGTCGATGTCTCGCAGGATGTCCGTCTGAACCCGCGTCTCGCGGTTGATCTCCCCGGTGGCCCTCGCCTGCTGCTGCTGAAGCTGGAGCATGGAGCCGCCGGTCATCTTCTCCTGCATCTGCCTCCACATATCCTTCAGGCCGACCGTCTCAAACTTGACCTTGACCATGCTGGGAATGGCAGCCGGGTTGCCCTGTATTGTATCGGAATAGGCCCCGCCTTGCGAACCACCTTGGGCCGCAGCCCCGCCCTGCCTCCGCCTCCTTTCAAGCTCCGCCTGCGTCTCCGCCCGCTTAGCGTTCCGCTGGGCGTTGAGTTCGCCGTTGGCCTCACCGAGCCGCTCGCGGAGCCTGCGGGCCGTCTCGCTCTCCCCGATCTCCGCGTTCGCCATGACGCGGTCGTACCCCTTCCTGTAGGCGCTCGCCGCCGCCTCGCCCACGTTCTTGAACTGCTTGCTCCGCCCGTCGAGACGGGACACTTCCTTCTCGTACGCCTCCCGGAACTCCGACACCGGATTCTTGCCACGGAAGATGGCCGTCGCCGCCTGACCAAGGGCGTAGAACAGCGCCCGCAGCCGGTTGCCCATCCGTTCCGCCGCCGCGACGATGTTATTCCAGACCGCCTCAAAGGCAGCGTAGATGTACTGGCCCGCCCCGTACAGGGCAGCGACGCAGACCATGAAGGCGTACTTGATGCTGTCCCACGCCACCACCGCAGCGTAGGCGATGGCCGTGAAGGCGATCTCCAGCGACAGCTTGAAGTTCGTGAAGATCAGCGACAGGAAGTCGAGGACACTGGTGACGACGGCCTTGATGTTCTCCCAGGTGAAGATGGTGTTCTCCCCGATCCAGCCGACACCGGCCTGGATGATGGAAACGAAGCCGTCCCAGATCTGGATGATGGTGGAGATGACCCCGCCGACGATCTCACCGATGAGCGTGAACCACTCGTTCCACGTCTCCTCGTTGTCCTTGATGAAGCCAGCGATGGCCTCAAAGATCGTGACGGCCCGCTCGACGAACGCATCCCAGGCGGGCTGCACCCGCGTCCAGATGACGGTGCCCAGCGTCTGGATCGTCTCCCACAGGCTCTGGGCCGTCTCGATGATCTTGTTGAGCGCGCCCTGCACCCACCCGCCCCACCGCTCCGTGCTGAACGCATAGGCCACCGCGACGCCCAAGGCGACAACGGCCCCCATGACGAGGTTGAGCGGATTCATGATCGTCAGGACGAGGGCAGCGATGGGCTTGATGAAGACGATGAAATTCGCCACCACCGCGCCGAACGCGGCAGCCGCCATTGCGATGCCGGAGAACGCAGCGACGCCAGCCCACACCTCCTTGGGAACCTGACCCAGGACGTTGATGACGCCTCCGATGACGACGCCGACGACTTCAAGCCCCTTCGCCAACCCCTTGCCGAAGGCTTCAAACGCGGGCTTGTTGGCATCGACAGCAGCCTTGATCTTCTGCATGATCCCGACCAGCGCCTGGGCAGCCGGGATCAGGACGGGGGCGAACCCGTCGGCCATGTCGATGAAGCCGTTCTTGAGCCTGGAGACGGCCCCGGCCAGCGTCCCGTCAAGCTCCTTGGCGGAGCCTTTGGACGCCCTCTGGACGGCCTGCAATATGTACTGCTGGGCACGCACCCACCCCTGCTGCGATCCCTCCGCCGCCTGCTTGAAGGCGTCCTCCATCACTGGCGTGATCGTGACGCCCAACTGCTCCAGCAGCTTCAGCCCGCTCGCCGGGGTCTGGAGGGCTTGCCCGAATTGCCGGGCCGAGTTGGGAAGGTCGGTGCCAAGGGCCGCAGCAAGGTCCGGGACCGACTTCATGGCCTCCTTGAACGTGTCTCCGCGAACCGCCCCGAAGGACAGCATGACGGCCTGGGCCTCGCGGACGAGCCGCTGGCTGGAGCCGCTGGCGTCAGCGATCTCCTTGGCCATCCCCTCCAGTTGGTCGCGTGAGAAGCCAGCCGCCTGACCGCTGCCGCGCAGCATGGCGTTGACGCGGACGCCGGAGGTGTCTGCGGTGAGGGCGATGCCGACGAGGGCCGCTCCGACGACCTTGAACGCGGTGCTGAGTGCCCCAGCCGCCTCCTTGGCCCGCGACAGCGTCGCCTGGGCCTGCGTCCAGGCGGTGGAGGCGACGGACGCGGCTCCCTTGGCAGCGAGGCCGACGCCGCTGTACGCGACGTTCAGACCGCCCTTCAGGACGCCGCCGACCCTCTGGGCCATCGTCGTCGTCTTGGAGACGGTAACCCCTTCGGCCTTGTCCATCCCGTCCTTCAAGCCCTCCGCGTTCGCCTTGATAGCGACAAACGCTTCGGCAACGCGCGACGCCATATCAAGCCCCCTTCTTGTTCAGGAGATGAATGGCGACGACGATCTCGTTTTTTCTGTCCGCGTTTTTGCCTCTCTGCTTGTGCCCGTGAATCGCCAGAAACTCAAGAAGGAGTTTCGCCTGCTCCGCCTTAACCTGAAGGAACGGCAGCGTATTCGCAAGCACGGTAGCTGTGTCGCTTCGGTCGAACTGCCAGATGTAAGCATCTCGCCAGCGGTCTTTCGCGCCCGGCCTGAACGAGACGGTGCCGACGCCGTATTCCCGGCACAGCCTCTTGAGGGCAGGAGTACACATTCCGATAGGCACCGATGGGCTGTAGTGAATGTACGGTCCTCGCTTGTGCGTCTTAACGGTGACGCAGCCCTCGCCGTCAAGAAGACCAGCCAAGTAAGCCCATCTCGCTTCGGCTACTTTGGACGCCATGCGTCACCCCCCGCGCCTGCTGTTGATGGGGACCATCTCCCCGGCCACTCCGGTCCCGCCCTCGCCGCCTCCGGTGGGGGCCGCTCCGAAGTCCTCCGGGCGGGACATATAGACCTTCGCTTGGTACAGCGTCATCTCGCCTATCGACTCAGGCGAGAGGCCGGTGTTGTGCGAGGTGACGTAGTAGAACTTCCGCCACGGCACGAACTGCTTCGCCTGCTGCTCCCTCCTTCGCTTGAGCCGCTCCGGCCTCACCCCGGCCTCCGGGTCCGGCCAGTCCGCGCTGGCCAGAAGGTCGATGCCGCTGATCTGGTTGCGGAGACGGACGAACTCGATGATCGTCCGGCGGTCTTCTTCGGCCAGGAGAGCCTGCGTCTCCTCAAGGGATTCGCAGTCCCGGTTGTAGTCCCGCAGGCAGCACCAAGCCGTGTAGCCGATGCCAGCCGCGTGGGAGATCCATTCCATCACCTCGTCGATCTTGACTACGCGGCGGGCCTTGCTGCTGCGAAGGTCCGTGTTGACGTGCTGGGTGAGCCTCTCCCGCATCCTGTCGTCGAGCTTGCCAGCAACCCGGTGCATCTCCGCGAGCGGATTGGCCGGGTTGACGAACAGCAGGTGGTTCTCGATCTCCGCCCAGTGCTTGAGGCGGAGGGGGCCGACTCTCCTCGTTCTGCCCCCCAGGAGGAAGCTGCCGCACCCGCCTGCCACGCGAGCGAGGCCGTCCATCGCGTCACTCCTTGAAGATGCGTTCCACGTCGCCCTGCGGCAGCAGCTTCTTCAGGGCTTCCCCCTGGACGGCGTCGCGGGCCTTCTCCATCTCAGCGGCCCCGACCTTGACGATGATCTCCAGCAAGTCCTCGTCGGTCATCTCCGGGTAGACGCGCCGGAAGGCCAGCCCCATCGTGAACTTGATCCCAGGCATGGTGTCCAGCCACGCGCTGATGTCGTCGTTGCTGACGTGCCGCTCCGTGTCGCCCTTCTTCAGGTCCGCGTAGGCGCGGTCCATCAAGTCCTGCTGAAGCTGCGGGTAGCCCTTGAGCCTCTCAAGCTCCGGCAGGATCGCCTCGATGGGGCCGCGTCGGCTCGCCTGGAGGTGGCGGTTGACGGCCTCGATGTCGGCGGTCATCTCCCGCTTGCTAGCCTTCGGGAGCTTGTACTCCTTGTCGGCCACGCGGAAGATCACCCCGTCTGCCACCACCTCGATGCCGTCCTTCTTCTTCTCGTCTGCCATGTCGCTCTCTCCGGGTGCAGGGTTTTACCCGTGGGGGGAAGGGAAGGCACCGGCCCTCCTTCCCCCCACGGGTCTGTCTCCTGGCCGATCAGGCAGCCTGGAGCTTCTTCATGACGGCCTCCGCCACGACGGCAGCGAGGCTCTCGCTCATCTTCATCGCCGCCCGCTCCGCCGCGCGGTCCACCATCTCCGTGAACCCCTCCGGGGTGGAGAGGACCGTCACCTTCTCCATGACGCGACGGACCACCTCCTCGATGTCCGGCGGGTTGCGCAGGTCGTTGGCCCACTTGGCGAGCCGGTCTGCGTACGCGCCGTCCAGTTCGCCCTCCATCCGGGGCGGGCCGAACGGGTGGAACACCGGGGCGTCCGGGTTGGTGATGCCCATGTCCTTCAGGGCTTCCGCGTCCTCCGGCATCATCATCGCCGCCACCGGGGAAGTCCACGTCCCCTTCGCGTGGAAGGACGCCGACCACGTCACCATCTCGCCCGCGTCGATGTTCACGTCCTGGCTGAACGACTCGATGACGGCGGTGATCGCCCAGAACTGCGTCGAGGTGATGTACAGCTTGAGGGCGATATCGGTCGTCGCCTCCGCCACGACGGAGTAGGACGGGTTGGAGGCGTCCCACACGCCCTCCAAGTTGCCCGTCGCCTCGCGGACGCCGAACAGCTTCTGCTTGTACCCAGCCGTCTTGTTGCTGGAGTACGAGACGATGTTCACCTTGGGGTTGAAGCTCCACTTGGTCACTTCGCAAATCTGCGTCGAGCCGATCTTGGCGTCGCCGTCGCGGCCCGTGATCGCGTTTCCAGCCATCTGCATCACCTCCCGATTGTGGGTTATGACACCCGGTTTTGCTTGATCTTCACCGTGTACTCGCAGATGGCCCGCAGGTAGTTTGCCTCCTCAAGGTAGGTCACACGTCCTGGGAACATCTTGAGAAACACCGCCCCGTTGTCGGTCACGACGGTCAGCGCGTCCTCCCCCATAGCTGCCTTGACGGCCCCCAACAGAGGCTTCAAGGCGTCCATGTTGTCAGCCACGATCTCCAGAGTGACCGCGATGTCGTCGTACCTCGCCTTCGTGGTGTGCGTGGTTGGCACGTCCCCGAGGCTGCCGATGATGCAGTACGGTCGCTCCGTCCGTTCAGGCGGTGAGTTACTCCAGATGCCACCCTTGATCGTAGCATCCAGCCCGCGAGATTTCCAGCGCTGGCCGATGGCCGTGGCGATCTCAGGGAATCCGATTGGGTTGCCAGCCATGCGCCTCCTCCCCGCGTGTAAGGTTTCACCCGACCGTGAGGTTCTTGTACTGTTCCGCGAACAGCGACTTGAGCTTCGGCTCCGCCTCCTTGAGGCTCCTCCGCAGGTAGCTCCTCGCCGCCAGCGGAGGGATAGTCACCCGCTTGGCGAACCGCCGGACTCCGTCCCTGCCAACCCAGGACAGCACCCCTCCACCCCTCGCCTCGATGACCCGTGGCCCCCTCGTCCCGAACTCAAGCCAGAGGCCGTACTTCAGGTTGGTTCCGACCGTCCCCTCAAGCGCCTTCTCGTCCACGTTGCTGAAGATGCTGTTCCTGAGACGCCCCGTGTCCGCGTGCGGGAAGTCGCCCGGCTGGGACGGCCCGCTCCCCCTGGACGACACGGAGACGTTGCTCGCCGCCCTGCCACGGACGTACTCGACGGCCAGACGGAGCTTGTTCAGGAACTCCTCCCGCGCGGCCTTGAGCAGTTCGTCGCCGCTCCACTTCACGGAGGAGCCGCCGGGCAGGCCGTGCGTCTTCACTGCATTACCTCGACCTTCTCGTTGTCCGGGCTGATCGCCTTGGCCGCGACGAGGAATACCTCGCCCTGGCCGTGAATGTCAGCGAACGGGCCAGCGGGCCGAAGTACCGTGCCGCGCCACTCCAGCCGCCACGTCTCGTCGATGCCGGGGTCTGCCTCCGCCCAGATGTTGTGGCTGATGTCGGCACCGACCATCTTGTGCCGGGCCACCTCCGTCGCCGGGAGCGTCTTGACGTGCGCCGCGAAGCTCCCGGCCCGTTGGTAGCGCCGGATGGTGGCGAACGTCGCCCCTTGCTCCGTGTAGGGCTTGAGTAGGTAGACGGTCTGGTCAAAATACTCGTCGGCCACAGCGCGCCTCCTCAGATGAACTTGCTCA